TAACTACTAAGTTATGCTTTAAACTTCAGAAATTCAACTGTGCCCGCGGCGCAAGCGCCAATGCCACGAGTACAATTCAACCACGGATATCTCATTGGGAGTATCCGGCGGCATGACTCCACCGCGCATAATAATTAAATTTGGTTTTTATACCCGCGGTATATATACGTCGCCATGACCACGCTTCAATCCGGATTTACGATCACTCCACCATCCACTCTTACTGCCGCCGCAGGAACCGTTTCCGGCAGCATGGGTGCTTCAGCCGTCTACGGGTACAAAGTTACCTATGTCACCAATTTTGGAGAAGGATTACCTGGAGCCGCCGCCAGTGCCTCAACTAACACAACCAGAAGCATGAATTTAACTGCTATTCCAGTTAGTGCCAATGGTAACGTCTTACGACGTAATATTTACAGAACTGCTGCTGGTGGATCAACTTATTTATTCTTGACCACTATTTTCGATAACACAACCACCGTATTCGTTGACACCATTGCTGACGGAAGTCTCGGAAGTGCTGCCCCGATTATCGGCGCTGCATCAAGCAGACAAAACGTCTTTGGACATCTTCGATTAACCCTTCCATCAATTGTTAGCGTCGAAACCGCAATTACCGCTGGAGCCGGAGGAACATCACTCGCTGCTTTTCAACTCAGAAATGAAGCCAACTTCATCTCGATTGTTACTACTGCCAATGACTCTGTTAAACTCCCTGGAATTACCTCCGATCTCATCGGAATGAAATGTGTCGTTAAAAACTTAGCCGCTAACACCGCTAGAATTTATCCATTTGACGGACAACAAATTGACGCTGGAGGTGCCGATGTACCAGTTACCATTGCTACCACTGTCACTAGATCATTCATTGCTGATACCGCCAGCAACTGGAGACAAGTTCAATAAAGCGTACAACTGACACCACAACCAACCACAACCAACCACAACCAACCACAACCAACCACAACCAACCACAACCAACCACATGTATATTCTTTTTTTTGCTATAGATACGCATCGTATTGATATATTATTGCCCATGGAACTGGAACAAGTTATAGAAAAAAGCGATATTGAGCCAGCAGCAGCTGATAATGATGCCGTGCCTAACGATATACCCACGGCATCATTACCTGTAGCCTTACCTGCAACTGTACTCGCAGGTAAAATCGCAGGGGTAATCGTTGGGTTTGCATTCGGCGACGCAGTCGCACAATGTACCAAGTTGATGCCGGCGGGTACCGAGGTTGTATTTCCGCGGATCGGTGAATCGCGCGGTCTTGCCCCAAATGACTGGGGGTATGCCACTGATCATATGATGTTGACAATGCAAAGTATTACAACTGGTGTATCGCTTTCCGAGTTGCTGATTAAGTTTGGGCCGCGAGATGAGCCAGCGGTGTTGCGCCATGTAATTGAGTCACCGGGTTTTGCCGCGGATTCATGCGGAACAGCCAATGATATATGGGAGAAATCCGGGCGTAAGCTCGCAACGTCCGCCGCAATGTGTCGCGCCGTCGCATGTGGATTAACTAATGACCCGGTGGAATGCGCATATTTATATACGGCGGTGACCCATGCGGATACACGATGCCAGCAGGCCGCGGTTGTTGTCGCGTTGATAATTGGTGGTATTTTACATGGTGTTGCACCACGCGATATACTTACACGCGCAGCTACATTTTGTACTGAGCCGGAAATAATCGAATGTGTACGCGCGGATTTAACGATTGAACAACTCGAGCTGGATGTACGACCGGATTATATTACACGGGCGCTTAGCTGCGCCATATATGCATTGCGAATCGTCGCGACGGCCATTGTAAAAGGCAAGCGACCTTGTATCAAAAAAATAGCGTTTAAATTCGCGGCAGCACGCGGCCATAGCGACGTAAACACGGGTATTGTCTGCGCGATCATCGGCGCGTATGTTGGTGTTGCAGCGATTCCTGAAGATCTCATTGACGCAATGCCACGATCGGCCTCATTGCGTGCGGCATGTGGTGGTAATACCTGTGGCCAATAATGCCCACAGATACAACGTTTAATGTCCAACATTAATTACAACACTATTTGCAAGTGTACCATCCGCGATTTCATCACTAGCTACCTCCGCTATATTGTCGTTGGGCGTATCATTGGGCGTATCATTGGGCGTATCATTGGGCGTATCATTGGGTGTATCATTGGGTACATCTGAGGATTTGCTTAACATCCCCGGCTTGACGATTGCCGGGTTGCTCGGCGAGTTAACTATTATTTGCGGAGTTGGGTTTATAGTTGTGGTTGGTTGGGTGGTGGGTTGGGTTGTCGATGGCTGGGTATGCGCCGTGGTTGGCTGGGTAGTTGGTCGTGTCGGCGGCTGGGTTGTCAGATGCGCAATCGGTTGTTCTTCGTCATCGCTATCTTCGGCCTTTCCCACGCTGAGAAATCGACGAAGTGGTGTCACGATCGGCGTGAATACATTTTTGGATCGGCGCGACGCGCTAAATTGACCCAGCTTAGATACCTTGGGCGTATCTAGTTGATCACGCGCACTATCGTCAAATCCCGATGATAAAATGTCATTGACTTCGCTTGATGATCCGATTTCCGGCATGGTTTCTATGGCTTTCATCTTAATTTTTTCCACACGTGTGCAGAATAATTTATATCGTTCGTCCATGTCAGTGATGTGTTTATACCGTCCGATGCCTGCAACAAATGACCACCCCTCGCTTTGTAATTTGCCGAGGATTACATGATTAAGCACGTATTTTTTTGGTATACTAAGCACGTGAAGTAAATTGCCGCACAACGCGATGATTAGCCCGAGTGCCCATACCACCCAAATAAATGCGCCGCTGACGGCTGTTTGCGTCGAATTACCGGCACCAAGCCGTTCATACGACGCGAAGGACGCAACTAGAACACCGCCAATTGTCATTGATATGGTAAATAGAAAATAGAAGAACCGCGTCCATGTGTAATGGGATTGCGCCGCGATGACAATGTCTATGTACCGCTCGGTAATAAATAGTTTTTGTTGACTCGTAAATTGAGTACGTTCGAGTACTTTTGTGAACTTGTGTTTGAAATTAACGCCTGCGACAGTAAAAGGGATCATCGTTTGTATATATACGTGTCAAAAAAAAGTGTCACTGTGGATCGATTATACTTTTAGTTTTATGGACAGTAGTTATCGATGACGTGGTGCATTAGGTAATTTGTTACCCGACGATTGAATAATGTTTCGCGTAGTTGTCGCGTAGCCGAATCCTTATTTTCGGGATTTGTGTGATTTGTGGGACTTTTTAGATTTTTTAGACTTTTTAGACTTACCAGATTTATGTGGCTTACTCTTTCCTACTTTAGCTGCTTTAGCATGTTTTTTTGGCTTAGCGCCTCCGCTGAATCCTCCGTTTGGCATGACTGGTCAGGTATACACACGAACACATAAAATATTATAATAAATAAATAACAATGCGCTGGTACGCCACCATGGACATGCTTACATTTACGGCCATATGTATCGTTGTGATACCATGGCAGGTTCTATCATTTATTATTGTACACGCGATAATACGCTATATTGATGCGGCAATAAATACCCGTGACAGTACCATCGGTACGTTAATTGACCAAGTACGTGCGCAACTACAAAAAAATACTAGCTGTGCTGACATCATCGCGACGGTAGGTGCATGGTTCATGCCGGACCCGCTGGGTAATATACCTGGTAATATACCTAGTAACATACGGCCGCGGGAAATCCGGCCACTTGCGCGCGTTGGACGCATCTAACGATTCCTTTAGGTTAAGATGACATGGTCAGGTGTATTAAGATGAATCAGCGGTTCATCTCTGAAGCCAAAACATCGTTGGTCTTCCGGATTCATTTGATATATTTTACCAACATCGGCGGTACCAGAATACGGCCATATGTATGGATTCTGTACGACATTTCCACCATCGAGCATACGAATATCATCATCGCAGTTTAAGCATGATTTGTACCCCTCGATAGGGCCAACAACATTACTATTGACTGCACTGGCCACGGAACTATCAACGGGACCATCGTCGGGCATAACCACATAATAGTATGCAAGAAGTATAACGATTAAGATGAGTACGAGCATTGCCACGGTCGCGTATATTAGTGTAAAAAAAGATCATTACGGTCATATGTCATTACAAATTTACAGTAAATGTCATAGGTAACGGTTTATCATCGTTGGTCGTAGGCGTGGTTTTGGGTGTATCTGGTAAATAACCCGCGTACAGCGTGCAATACATCATTTTTTTCTCAACGGGTCCATTTCGCGTTGCCACGGACACATTAACGACAAGTTCAGATGCGTCGATTGCTTCCCATGTTAATGTTTCTACCATCTGCATGCATAGTGCGGGAAGGCCATCATCATATGTATGAATGACAACGCGGACAGGGCATTTTAACAACGCACGATGAAGAGGAATATCGCCAAAGAACGCGAGCTGACATGACTCTGGCACAATATCGGCCGAAACTGGTTTCCCCTTTCCAATAACCACCACGGACATAAGCATATCGTCGATGAATAATTCAGCGTACTCTACATGAACCTTATCCGCGGAAAAGAAGATGGATTCGCGGTCAGTAATGTTAAAATTATGTGCATTAAGCACATGTTCGTCGGCGTTTAGTTGCTTTGGTTGTTTCGTGTCCATGTGAGTATGTATGTGAATATGATGTTGTGTTGTTAATTATTCAAATGGATGCGATGCGCCACCCACCTCATCCCCCACCTCATCCCCCACCTCGTCCCCCACCTCATCCCCCACCCCAGTTAGAGAAGTTTGCTTAAGATTTCGTCGCACATCGCATGTATAATTCCAAGTTTCTCGATGCATACGCAATGATAACTCTCGACGTCGCGTAGATGTTCCGCAACAATCATCTCCGCGTGTAAGTGGTCAGGTATAATTGAGTTCCAATCCGGTGGTGTGCCTGTGAATTCAGGCACTCGCTGCGGGCGTATTTCGCACGGACTCGACAACATGACATTTATATCGGTACCGCTTACATGATCAATTAACGCGTTGGTAATTTCACATGCGTTGACCGGGTTGAATAACAGTCGAGGATCGATATCACTAAACGATTCGCATAAGCAACATAACGTCACGTCTGTAGCGCCACTCACTAATACTCGACGTTGTATTAAATCTTCCATCCGTGAAATAACATCACATATGGCCGCGATTTGATCATACAATCGATGATGCGCCACCGCGTCGATTATCGCCGAGGCAACTTCACGGTATGTTTTACCGATATACGAAATAGGTGTTGGTACAGATGTGCCGCTGGGCGTATCCAATGCGATGGTGCGCATCGCAACTTCATATCGTGCAAATTCGAGGCGTCGGCGCGACATGTAATAGGAGACGTCATCACACACATATTCGCTGCCACCAATGGTAACAACGCGCGAATCATCGTGTTCGTCACAAGCGTTACCGCCGCGGATCACACGTATAGCTGATGTAATAGGACAAGAATCGTCCATATTGCCGTGTACACGCGTACTATATGTACCAATATATAAAGGACATGATGTCACAACTACGCTTTGACATTACTATGTTGGGTGACGGCGAAGATTTGGTTGTCGATGACCAAGTCGATGACCAAGTCAATGACCAAGTTGGTGACCCCGACATTATAACAATACTCTACGACGGCGGGTATTCACGAGCCAATAAAATAACCGGCGGTGTGCATAAACCCGCGGTAAAAGACGCAACAACACAAGTACTAATTCCTGATAATATATCCGAATGTGCGTTAGCCAGTCATAACACGCTCACCAGAGCAGCCAATGACACTCCCACATGCATGAGCAATCGTATGGCCAACGCGGTTGTTGTTGCGGCCGGCGTGTCAACCGTCGCCGAGGCTAAATCCGTATTCGGTTGCGCAACTGAACGTTGCGTGCTGACTAAATTACAATCAAAGATCGGCGCTGATCAAGTTGCGCGTGAAATATCACTTTACTTGAAAATACGCGGGCCTACCAATAACACGCTGCTTAACAATGTGCATATCGACGAGACAATGCAGCAATGGGCCGCACATAACCCAACATTTTATCCGTATAACTTTCATATGCTAAACTACGCGTCGTTTTCATATCATAACGGCATTGTACATAATACGCCAGATACACTTGTCACAATACCATTTGATATGTTGTACAAGGGACAACTCGGACATAAATATCTATGTGCTGGGTGCATCATAAACACAGACACGTATCAAGGCGATGGTGTACATTGGATGGCGTTGTTCGCTGACGCGCGAACCACACCGTGGACTGCCGAATTCTTCAACAGCAGTGGTAATGCGCCTGCACCAGAGTGGGTAAATTGGATGGAAAAGACAAAGAATATAATGTTGGGGCTTGGTGCTCCCGACGCTAAGGTGGTACGTGCATCTACTATCCGCCATCAAAAGAGCCGAACCGAATGCGGTTTATATTCATTATTTTACGTATGGGCACGTCTTCATGGCATTCCTGCATCTTACTTTGCGGACAACCGCATACCTGATCAGCTCATGTTCGAATTTCGCCAGCATTTATTTGACGACCCGAGCCGCCCGGCCATGCGCAAGTTCGATTGGGATGAATACGTCGCAACGACCAAGTTATCCTGGGAATAACTACGATTTCGTTATGGCGCGCACGGCTAAAGCCGTGCGGTTCGGTCCGCAACGCTGAAGCGTCAATGTGCTACCGTACCGCCATAACTGCATACGTGTCGCTGCCGGTGCTACGCACCCAGGTGCTTATGCGCACTTCGGTCGCTACGCTCCAGTTACCTAAGTCTTTCTTTTTTTATATGACATGCGTTAGACATAATAAAAAAAGCATGGATGGAATGCGTATGGGGCGAAGTCGCCGGGATGCGGCTCTGCCGCAGCGCCAGACGAGCCTGTGATGTGCGCTTCGCGCACATCATACGTGGAGATCAGTAAACACTTTAACACTGCATGCCCAGCCGCGGTCGGATGGTTTAGTACTACTGGCAAGAGAAATCTTTTCGGTTTTATGCACGCATATATGCACATGGTCACCGATAGATGACTTGGCAAATGGCTGAATGTATTCAATAATGATGGACGCGCGGAGAACATCATCATCGGCAATCGTGGATACAAGGTGCATCCGCTCCGGGTTCTTGTAAATATCAGACCATTGTACTTGTTTACCTTTACCGTTGTCGCCGACAAGTTGCAGCGGCCCGCTGCCGGCCTTTTCAATAGTGAGTGTTTTTCCTATTTTTT